GATTGAATGCTATTTTTTAGCGCTCCAGTATCAACGGCCACATTGCTTGCCGCTTCGCTTTCAATTGCCAGCATAGAATCCTCAACCTCCGCCCGTACATAGTCAGAAACTTGGTCCTCTAAGTTTTTTAAATACTTATAAAAAGTATTAAGGCTTTGCTTATTAAATTCAATGCTTAGCATTTTAGTCCCGTTGTGTTGCGATTAATTTAATCATGCGGTCGTATTCGTTCACGTCAATTATTTCGCTAATTATAAGCGTTTTGCCAGCGTAATTAATGTGCATGGACTTGGTAATTGTAACCAAGGGATTATCTCGAATAATTACCTCCCATTGATTTTTAATAACCATTTGGTCCTCGCTATTTTGCCGCGATCCACTGAGATTGGTAACCTTTGCCCAGCAAGTGTAGGATAATCCAGGCGCTGAATAAAAACCGCCATAACCATCGCCAAATAGATTGGAATTGTAAAACGAAATGCGCTCACGCAAATCGCCAGCTTTAAGTTCTTTATTTGTCCTCACGCGCCAAACCAGTTATAAGTCTTATAAGGCATTAAAATTGCCTTTACTCCCAATGGTGATGGAATGGCCTGTAGATCGCTGAAATCCTCGCGACGTTCGTAAAGCGTGTTTACCATCATTTTAACGGCAAGCTTTATGTCCTCCGGGACGGTTGTAAATCCAGCCGTATAAATCATTTTAAACTTATAAGACTGGGCGCCGCCTATAATGTTAATCTTTGGAAATAATCCAACATTTAACTGGTAATTTAAAGCCGTCTCAGCATTGTTTTGATCTAGCGTTACAACCTTAGTAACATCCCCAGCAGCAAGCAAAGGACCATAAGGAATTTGCCATTGGTAAGGAAATCCAAACGATTCAATTGTAACTGTCTTGCGAATAATTGCCTTACCCATGTACGACTCACAATGTAAGCGCGCCACCTTTATAAGGCTAGTAACTAAAGTGTCTTCAGTACTGCCGTCGATTCTAGCGTATTCTTTTGCCTCTGCCAATGTGATTGGCTCGGTAACTGGCACCACGTCTGCAAACTGGATGGAATATCCTGTAAAGGACGAATTGTTGGGACTATATAATAAATCACTCATTGTATGGTTTCTTTGCTTTGTCAACGATAAAATTAAAGAATCTTTCTAGTTCTTGGTCCTGGTATTTAAGGCGCTCCTCTGCAAGGTTGCGCATTATGTTTTGGTGGAAATCGTATAAAATTTCGTCACTCATTAACTCCTCAATTTTTGCAGCCATGCCGTCTAAGTCGTCACGATCAAAGTAAAGACCAGCAGCGCCAAGACATTCCTTTAAGCCGTCAGTAGGCGTGCAAATAACTGGCAGTCGATTAATTGCCGCCTCTAAACCTACGCGGCCATAAGACTCATAAAATGATGGCACAAGCACAATGTTTGTTTTGCCGTAAATCAAATGCACGTCAGGAGTTTGCGCCACATACTTTAAATTTTTTAGGGTGTCGTCAATAATTTGCTCGCCGTAGCTTCCAAGCACGCCAAGAAATTTGCGCTTTGGTAATCGCTTTGCAAGTTCAATTAATATCTGTCCGCCTTTGTTTTCGTTGCAGTTTATAAGGGTAATGTATTGCCCATGTTTGCGGTTGTACTTTACATCTTCAGGAAAAATTGGCGGCTTGCAAACAATCGACGCGTTAGGGTAAGCGCCGTTTTGTACGTTCTTTTCGTTTGCCTTGTTATTGTATACAACGTGAATGTTTTGCGCTTTAAACCTTACGTTTCTATAATCGGAATCGTTATGGCTTAAAAAAATCAATTGCTTTTTAAATTGCCTAGACCAATTAATTGCAACGCCTGTATTATCTAAATGCGTAAATATAACGCTTGCATTTTGTAAGGCTAGAAAAAAATCGTTTGAATAATAGCCAGTAATAAACTTTATGAATGCAAACTTTTCGCCGTCGGGATAAATTTGGCCCTCGGGTAAAATCACTTCAATACTGCATCCCTTTTCGTGAAAATATTTGGCGTAATGTTGAACGGTCCACTCGGCACCTGAGTTATGCGTGCCCGCCCAGGCGTGTACAAAAAAAACGATATTCATGTTTTTTATATTTGATTTCGTTTAAAGGTATTGATTTATAGATAAATAAAAAAAGGCCGCCAATATTTGGCGACCCTTTTATAAACAAACACCTATTTACTTATACTGCGGAACCGTTAGCCAAAGCGGCTGCAAATGTTCCGTAAACGATTGATTGAGTTGTGTAAACTGCAAGCGCAATTCTTTCCTCAACGCGTACGGTTACAAAGTTCTTGGTTACGTTGTCTGCGTCTTGCTCAAAGAACTCCAAAGTTACGCCCTGACGAACGAACAACTGGGAACCAAGTGCAAAGTCACCAACAAAGAAGTCGCCAGCAACAACGCCATTAATTGCGTAAACTGGAACGCCCATGATAAACATTTGACCAGCTGACATTGTAACGTAAGAAGGCAAAATGTAAGCTCCAGCGTTTTCCTTAGTAGATACTAGGCTAAGGTAGTCGGATGGGTTAATCATGATTGCATTTGGCGCGTATTCGTTCTTAGTAGTTTGAACTACCGCAGCAGCCAAAACGTCAAATCTGTTAATTAGAGTACCAAATTTAACAGTTGTCCAAGCCGATCCGTCGGTTGCAAAACCGTTCAAGTTTTGACCTGTTCCGCTTCCGTACAAAAGTTGGGTATCTTCAACGTTCAACAATTTGCTAGGCGCACGGCTAGAAAGGTAAGCAATCAAGCCTGGAGTATCGTCCAACATTTCTTTTGTCAATCTCATGAAAGTAGGGATTGTACGGATTGAACGATCTACCGCGGTCAAATCGAAATCAGATTGCGGCTTTGCAGAACCTTGCGCGGTTGGCGCCGCAGCGTTGTCGTAAGCTGACTCGCGTACGAAACGGATAAGGTTTGAGCTAGTCTGTCCAACTGGCAACAATTGACGAACGTTTACTTTTCTGTTTTGAGTAAACTTTAGAACCGGAACGCGGTCCGCTGGGATAACCTCGCCAGTGTAAGCGTTTCCAACGGTCATGTCGGAGCCTTTCAATTCAAGGTCCAACTTTACTTTGTTAGCGTTTCCGCTTTTGTAGTTTCCGAATGCGTCAGAGTTAAAAGCTTTCTCTAGTTCGCTTGAGAAAGAATAACTTTTTGCAGACTTAGAAAAACTAGCTTGAGTGCGTGCATCTACGCCGTCAAGTTGAGCCTGAAGGGCGTCAGCTTTTTCGTTTAACTTAGCGGTTTCGGCAGAAAGGTTTTTTCTGAACTCCTCACCAGCTTCTTTCATAGCCTTTACGTCGGAAATCAACGCCTCGTTGCCTTCCAATTTCGCAAGTACTGAATCTAATTGTGATTTAATTGCTTCCATTTTGTTTTAGATAAATTTTTTAAGTTTCGGTATATATTCAAATTCCAAGGCCATTGCTAAGCTCGGGTCTTGCTCGATTACGAATTGAGTTGCCTCGGATTCCACGGCCAAAACTGATTTTAATTGCAAGTCCTTTAAATGTTCTTCGATTTGTTTTAAGCAAATTTCAAGTTGTAACATTGTTTCGTCGGTAACGTCTCCTTTTCTAAGAATGTTGCCAAACTTAACAATCATTTCCTCGCTCTTTGGTAAATCCCAGCCTTTCATTGATTCAATTGGCGTGCTTGGATTGGCTCCCCAGGTAACGGTTGATCCTTCCCAAAGTTTTATCTCTCTTATCTCTCGGTAACCGCTCTTATTGTCGCTCTTTACAATTTCAAATCCAACGCTATGCTCGTTAAAAACGCCTTCTTTGTAAAGCTTTATTACGTCTTTGCCGTAGCTGGTTTCGGTAATTTTAGAAGTAAAACGCAAGCCTTTCGCGTCTTCCATTAATTCCATAGGCTTTGCCAATGGCATCAAAGGGTTATGCTGCAATAAGTGCATGATTCTATTGCGGCCCATTGGTCCGTTTTCGGCAACTGTCTTCTTGTAAGCGCCTGACACGATAATGTCGCCGTCAGAATCAATATTGTTAAACGCGGAAAAATATCCCGTAACGATTCCTTTAACGTCGTCGACGTCCTCAATTATTCCTTCGCTTAAATTCTTGTAAATCATTGCGTCTTTTTTTGTAAAAATAAAAAGGTTAAAAAAAAATGCAAACCAATAAATTTATTGATTGACAAAATGCAAGGCTCTTGCCTCGCTATCCTCAAAGATACTTGTATAATTTTTATAACCGCTTTCAATGTCGCTTTCGCTTGGTCGTTGATAAGACAAAAAAGGCACGCAAATATAAGAGTTGCCTTTGGGATGGACTATTGTCCTAAAATGTTCGTCAATTGGTATGTCCAAATCTAATTGGGCCATTTCCTTTGCAAAGCGGTACGAGTACAATATTCCATGCGTGGTCCACGATCCATAAGTGCGGACCAATTGATTGCTTACCCGGTCAAGTCTTAAATCTTTAATATTGGCGCCAAGCATTAACATATCCCAGTCAGCTGGTAAATCCTTTATTGCATTTTCTAAACTGGTTGCCCAACCTCGGTACGTTGCATCGTCTTCAAAAATCAAAACGTCCCCTTCGCATTCTTGAAAAATCTTTTTAAAGGTTTGCCACAATCCAAGCCAACCCCATTCGTGTTTAATTGCGCTTACCCTTTCCAAATTAAAATGCGGCGCCAATTCTTGCATTGAGGCGCGCCATTTGTCTTTGCGATGATCTAAGTTGATAACGTAGGCAATCATTTACGCATAGGTAAGCCGTCAACGTCTCGCATAATTCTAAATACTACTTTGCATCGGCAATTACATATTTGTTCTGCTGGCGCATTTTTTGAACTGTCCCCTGGTTGCGCCATGTCATAACCTCCAACAACAAAGTCTTGATTAAAAGGAATCCAAGGTTTTGCCCTCATTTCTGCATGATCGGGACGCGTGCGGTTGTCGGTCGCTGGAATCCATTTCTTTTCGTACATAAAATCCGAAGACTTTGACGATTCCATTGCAGCAACGTTGGTTGCTATGACCATTTCCGTACGCGCAATTAATTTGGCACGGTTTCTAAATATTAAAGAAATGCTTTGTTGAATGTTGGTAGCAATTTCTAGCGCCCCAAGGCCCTCATTTAATCCAGCAAGTACAATGGCTCGGATAATCTTTTGGCTGGTATCGCTAATACCTATTAACGTTTTAGGCAAGTTTTTAACTGCAAACAATCGCATAAAGTCACGCCAGCCAGCGCGTAACGCTTCTTTAGTTGCTTTTGTAGGCGGTTGGATTGCGTTATACATAGCCTCGGCATAACCCGTGCCAGCAACAACGTAAAGGCTTTCTAAGGTGTCAGCCAAAGGCGCTGGCGTTATTAAATCAAAGCGGTTTATATTTCCGTCAGCCTGTTTAATTGCATCCAAATAAGGTTGCATTTGCTTTTTAAGAGCGGTAAATATTTGCTTTTCATATCGCCTTTCGTAACGCCTTTGCAATGCGTCCAATTGCTTTGCAAGCGCTAAATCCTTTTTAGTTGGGTTGGGCATAGTCTCCCATATTGTCTATGTTGTCAACCTCTGACGCTTGGAACTCGGCCAAAGTCATTAGGCCCTGTGGAATAAATGGTTGCTCCATTAAAGTATTTTCGTATTCGCCGTAGTTCATGGCCGCGCGCTTTTCGTTTGGAGTTAACCACCAAGCCGCCGACAATTGATTTACTAGCTT